CAGAGGACGCACATTCCAACCAGTCCTTCCTTCCCACTCCCATTCCTCATTGCGGTAGAGAATACCAACCACCTTGTTCACAAGAGTAGATTCGTCCCAATTCCACTTGTAGCCGGGATTGCTCTCCTCAAAGGAAGTCACCATGCCCTTGAAAATGCGCTTGGTCTTTTCGTCCTTGTCAGAGCCATCATCCTTCGGAAGCCAAATGCGGATAACGCCCTTCCACTTCTTGTTCGGATTCTGATTCTGCTGGAAATCACGGGCGTAGAAATCCTTGTGTTCGCCCTCTGCAATGTCAAACAAGATAGCAAGCTGATCGCCATAGTCGTTATGCTGAATGCCAACCTGCTTCACCTTACACACATACGCACCAACAGGCAGCTTGGCGCGGTCGGTCATCACCTGAACATTCTCCCAATTCTGAGGCTTACGAATCATAATTATTTTCCTCCTTAAAATTCTGCGAGTACCTTCAGCACTTCCGCAATGTCGTTATCAATATAGGTTTCCTCGAATGCTCCGAGAGGCGTTTTCGCGGTTGAGAAGTCGGCCTTCGTGCCGAAAACGTGCTTGCCGTCAATCACCTTGGCATGAAGCACAACCGGGAACTTGCTTTCAAGCGTGATCTTGTCCAGCTTCTTGCCGCTGGTCTTGATTCGCGTGAACATGTAGCCGTTATCGTCATGGTCGGTCTGCGTATGAGCCACAAAGATAACCGTCACGTCATCTCGCATGGTCAGCGCATAGTCGATGATGTCATACACCGCACAGGCCAGGTCAAGCCACTTGTCAAAGCCCTTTTCCTTGCTTCTCCGCATCTCGTCAGCAACCATCAAGCCGTTGAGGGTGTCCACAATGACGGTCTTGATGTGCTTGGTTTCAGGCTTCTTGTCAATGGATTTCAGCAGGGTCAGAACGCTGTGCTGGTCATCGGTCTTGTAGTAGTTCTTGTTTTCAGCGTTGTACTGATTCCTCCACCCCTTCCAGGACAAGCCTTTCTTGTCACAGTCGATGTAGAAGGTGGTTGCTGGGTTCAGATTCCGGCAGGAAGTCGTTTTACCCGCGCCGGATTCACCCATGATGCAGATGATGTTAGCCACTTATTCAAACCTCCAAATGTAGCCGCCAGCAGTAAACCGCAGTCCTCTGCAACAGGCGGAAATATTCTTGTAATGAGCGATCCCTGTTTCATGCGCTTCCCGTGCGCTATGCCAGTGTGTTTCTTCGCCCGTGTTAGGGTCAACCTGGATAACGCCCTTACAACACCGTTGTGTCTTGCCGTTGTAGGTGTTGTTATACTCTTGCGTACACCATTCCAGATTGGAAGCGTTGCAGTTTAGTTTGTTTTCGTCCTTGTGGTTCACGAAATTGTAACCGTTCGGGTTATCTACAAACGCCTCTGCAACAAGCCGATGTACATACATGGTTTTCTTGTGTTTCTCACCGCATAGCACAACCTGAAGATAACCGTTTTTCTTGTTGCGCACAGGTTTTCTTATCCGGCCTGACCGTTCGCTGAACACATCGCCCTCGTTGCTGATCTGGTAGAACTGTTCAAAGCCAGGAATGACTTTCCATTCAATCATTCGACTCCTCCTTTCCCTCAAACTTCAACGGGCATTTGAAGCCCACCGTATCCTTTGGTGCTGGGAGATATTCACCAGTCAGGCGGCAATATTCCCTGTCAGGCTTGTACTCCGTCCCCATCAGTTGACAGCGCATACAGCACACATCATCTTCGGGGAATCCGACCTCCACCGTTGCGAATGTGTAGTAGGAAACGCCCCTTGGGAAAGATTTCATGCCTGTTCCGCCTCCTGCTCCTCAGCGAACTTCGCCAGGTCTTCCTGGGCCATCAATTCACGCAGGACTTCCAGCGTTTCATCGTAAGTCAGGTCTGTATCTTTCATCGCAACAAGCTGCAAATGGTGGTAAATCTCGCTCTTCTTCATTTCTTCATTCCTCCGTTTACTTTAAGATTGCAACAATCTTCTTTGTTATGGTTCACACACTCACGCCAATAGTCGTAATGTTCTGACACATCCTCACAGACAGACACCTCATCAAATCCAGTAATCCGTGCCAGGGCTTCAATCTTCTTCTCCAACGGTAGATGGTCATATCCGGCGTGATGCACCGTCCATGATGAGTAATCCAGTGGAAGCCACTTCTTGATCCAGTGGTTCACCCGCAGGAACTCAACGATGATCTTGTTGCACCGGATACTGTTCAGCCTGTCAAAGTCCACGAACTGGGGAAGATATGGCGAAAGCCTGACAGCCACATCGAACCCTGCATCATACAGTTTCTCAATGGCCTTGATCCTGCGCTCTGTGCTGACAGCCTTCTCCACCGGAATCCATGTCACGCTGATCTGAATGTGAGCCAAATCCTTGCGCAGAATGTTCATGTATTCACAAATCAGGTCAGACTTGGTGACAATCAGATAGCCGATGTTGTACATGTTCAGCAGCCGAATGGTTTCCAGCGTCACCCCCATTTGTTCTTCGATGGGCTGAAAGCAGTCCGTCATGCCACCCAGCCGGACGATTGTCCCAGGCTCTAACTTGGCAATCCGCCGTTCGATCTTGTCAATGTCCGCCACAGACGGTTCTTTTGCATCCCACAAGCCTCTGAAACTCAGCAGCGACTTGGCGTAGCAGTAGGAGCAATCGTGTCCGCATCCACATCCATAACAATCTAAGCGCGTCCTGTACTTGCATTTATCCCCTTCATTTCCGCCAACAGTTTTGAAAAAACTCTTGTACTCTTTCATGCCCATTTCTCCCCTTCGTTTATTGGGGCGAGAAACGACCACTATCATTCCGGGATAGAGAGTTACGCCCGTTTGCGGCGATTATTAGCCTGTACCTTCCGGTCTACCCATCGACAATTTGAAGGTTCATAGTTCCCATCGTTGTCAATACGGTCAATCGTGCAATCGTTGCTTGGAATGTCATCACGGTATCCGTTCGCATACGCCCATTCAGCGAATGCTTCAAAGCTGTGCATCCATTCATCACAAACCTTGATTCCTCTGCCGCCGTAGTTCTCATAGCCTTTTTGCGAAGGAATAGTACATCTTGCCTTCATTGCTCGCCATGTTCTGTACAGCCTCGTTTCAGACAGACCGTGCGTAGTGTTGTTAATCACTCGCGCTTCATTCATGAAGCAACCGCAGGATTTCGTGTTGCCCCTTATCAAGTGAGACCCAATAACCGTTGTGGTATTGCCGCAATCACAGTGACAGAGCCACAATACGGAACGGCTTTTTGTCCGCCCGGCCTGTTCAATGACCGTCAATCTGCCAAACCGTTGCCCTGTCAGGTCTTTGAGTTGAAACAATTTCTCACCTTCTTTCATGGTCGACCCTACTTTCTTCTATTAAGTGGGGTCAGAGTGATTTACCGTCATTCCGGGTCAGGTCAACGCGCCACAATCAAGCAGGGCAGCGATGATGTGTTCAACAACAGGAACTCCGATAGAGTTGCCAGCCTGTTTGTAAAGTTGGGTGTTGCTGTTCACAGCTGCCGCCTTCTCATAATCCGCATCGTCAAAGCCCATCAGACGAAAGCATTCCTTCGGTGTCAGCTTGCGGATTCGTACATCTTGCATCGTTTCTCCCTCCACTATGATTTTTTCTTTTCCTGCCGAGGCACTTGTCAGCGTTGGTGCAATACCATCCGCGAAATAGCACCGTTCGGACTTCTCGTAAACGCCAGGCCTTTCTTCAAAGGTTATTATGGTTTCATCAAATTCTGTTGACGTTATCCCTAATTCAGTCTTTATGTTTTCCCACAGTTCAGCATCTGGAATTGCAAAATACGAATCCATCCTGAACCAATGCTCAACCATTGTGGTTGGCACTCCCAACACTTTCGCTAATGCCCTGATGCTCTTTCCGGAAATCCGCTTGTGGGTTCTCAACAATTCCTTCAGCCCTTCACAGTCAACTTCGTACTTTCTTACTCTTACAAGCTGCGGAATGTCAATTCTCTGTATCTCTGGCACTCGTTTTCAATCCCTTCCCGTTTGTATTGGGATCAAAAACGCCTATCATTCCGGTTAGGTTACTTATTAATGATTACTTTCGGTTCCAAGTTACCACCCCCGCAAGTATGCAATGACGGAGCAACATAATCTGCACTGTAAGCGCGTCTTGAAATATCGTGCATCTTACCAATGATTCCTCCATCAAGCATCGAATAGCATTCGTTCACTTTTGTTACTTTTTCATATTTCCCTTCAATGTAGTACCGTTCGTCCACCCGATCGTCCAGCATGTCCTTCAAGCGTAGCTCCAGCGGGAAACCCTTTGGGAAATTGAACGTTCCATTATCAACGTCCTTGCGGATGCTGACGATGAACACCCTCTCTCGGTTCTGAGGGATGCCGAAGTCTTTCAAATTCAGCACTTTCCAGTAGTTGTTGTAGCCAGCCGCTTCCAGCGAATCCAGTACAATCTTGAACTGTTCCGCAAACCGCTTGCCTGTGAGGTTCTTCACATTCTCGGCTATGGCAACACGGGGATGGGTTTCTACAATGATTCTCAGAGCTTCAAAGAACAGACCGCTTCTGGTTTGCTTGCCGTTTTCGTCAATCAAGCCCTTCTGTTTCCCGGCGATGCTGATGTCCTGGCACGGGAAACCGTATGTAACCAAATCAATGCCCTTAGGTAGCTTCGCTGCATCAACCTTCGTGATGTCACCCAGGTTCATGCTTTCATCAACACCGTGGATCGCCGCATAAGACCTGGACGCATACTTGTCAATTTCGCAATAACCTACAAGGTCATACGGAACACCAAGGTTGTCCAACGCCTTTTCAAACGCGCCAATGCCACTGAATAGGCTCAAATCTTTCATATCATCACTCCATCCAATCCTCAACCGGGTGCCTGTACAGCCTAATCATGCACTCCTCGCACATCGGGCCATCCCCAAGGTCAAAGGCGTACTCGTCAATGGTTTCGTCACACTCAATGCACCGTGGATACATGTCATTCAGCGCATCCTGGCAAGCACAGTAGGAGTCCCAGTCTCGCGCAGGGTCATCAGTGTACGACGGCAATCTCATCTTTCTCACTCTCACCGCCCTCCCTTATGTACGTCCTTCAGCAACTCCTCAGCCGCCTTGTAAACCTGTTTCATCCTCCGCGCCTGTTCCTCATCGCTCAGAATCGGGCGGTACACCCTGACAATCGCGTTGGGATATTCAAACACGGTAGGTTCTCCGTATGTATCCTGCTTCTTCATTCTGACCACCCCTTTCTGTCAACTTATGAGGAAACTGGCTTGTCTCATGCTGCCGTGTTAATTAGTCCACTTTGTGGACAGGTTGGGGAAAAAAAAGTGGACAAACAGGTTGCAATCGTTCGCAAACCCTGCAGCCTTAGCAATCACTACCATATCATCAGCAGTAGGCTGTCGCGTCCCATTCACAATTTGTCCAGTCTTTTTCTGATCCCAGCCGATTTCGCGAGAAAATTCTGCGATACTCTTGTATCGGCTCAGGATAACACCCCGCAGATTCATCTGCATCATGTCTTCCATGTACATCTCTCCTTTCATCCGTCCACTTTGTGGACATGTACATGATAACACTACATTTTGTCTTAGTCAATACACTTTGTGGACATTTTAGAAAGTTTGTACACTTTGTACACTATAACATCGGTTTGTTTGTTCTTTTTTGTGGACAATTTTGGGGAAAATGTTGACATTGTGGACAAAGTATGGTAGAATTTAGCCATAGATAGGAGGTGAAAAGACGTGGAGGACAGCGCAATGGTATCTTCTTTCAACGAACGTTTCAACGCACTGTGCAACAAAAGCCGCCGCAACGATACAGAACTCGCAAAGGAGTTACACGTTTCAAAGCAAACGCTAAGTGCATGGCGTACTGGGGTACGATCTCCTAAGCAACCAACCATCATCATGATCGCCCAATACTTCAATGTATCTGTTGAGTGGCTCATGGGGTTTGATGTGGAGGCAACAAAAAAACCCGCCATTGACGGCGGGCTGACTGAGAGTCAAATTAAGCTGATTGAGTTCGCAAAGACTGTTCCTGAAGACAAGGCTGCAATGATTCTGCGAGTAATTCAGTCAATAGTGGAAGCTGACGAATAACCTTGTCGGCCTGTTCAGGGGTCAGAGTGAGAATGTAAGTAATCAGTTTGTCAACGTTAGTCATGTCTTGCGTACTCCCTTCAATCTTTGTGGCAAACATATGTTCCAATTGCCTGAAAATATTGTAATGTATGACAGCTTCAAGAATCAATGGTAAGTGTTACCACAAGTTTGAAAGAATAGCAGGAGCGATGCAGCACCACCCGACCGCCCCTGCCGTCCCGGAATGATAGGTCATCTCTGACCCGTCTTCATCATATCGCTGTCAACACTTTAGCACAATAAACAGATATGCGAATAATTTTCATTTGTAGCAAGAATAGAATCATTTTTAGATAACATAAGTAATAGTGAGAGGAAATTTATATGTTTGATCGTTGCATTGGTTGTGAACGTCTCGGAAAAGACTGCGTACCGAACCTGATGGCTCTGTCCTTCCCTGACCTTATGAACTGGTGGAAGAAACGCCAGGCACTTCTCGACTGGACGAATCAGGAGTTGGCTGACAACAGCGGTATCCCGGTTGGTACAATCAACCGAATCAGGAAAGGTGAAGACGATCCTCGTTACTCCACCATACGCAGTGTCCTTCATGCGCTGATGGGAGGCCACACTGCCGAGTTTCCTTGCCAGAAAAAGTTGGATGCTGAATTTGCCCACATTGAGGAACTGGAAAAGCAACGCCAGGAATTGATTGAGGAAAGGAACGCGCTGCTTGCGAAGTTCCAGACCCTTGCCGAACTGCATCGCAACGACATGCAGACGATCAGAAACGAATATATAGAACAGATTGACCTGTTGAAGGCCAACAACGCCTTTCTGCGGGAGCAATGCCTCCGCCAGCAGGAAAACACATAATGAAAAGGGGAATTTAGATGTATTATCACAGTTTATCAGAGTTAGGGTTAACGCCCGAAAACATATTGGACTATTTACGAAAATCCCAGTCGGATGACCCGTTGCTCACCGTGGAGGAAGTGCTTGCCAAGCACGAAGAAATCCTCGACAACTGGACAGTTAAGATGTTCGGCAGGAAATCCCCGGAGGAAAACAAATTCCGCGAGGTCGTTTCCGGCGAAACGTTGAAAGAACGCCCGGAAATCAACCGCCTTCTCCGCATGGTCGAATCACCCAAGTACAAGGCCGTGAAGGTCGTAGACCCTCAACGTCTTTCCCGTGGTGATATGGAGGACATAGGCCGCTTGATGAAGCTGCTGAAACTGACCAACACCCTTGTTATCATCCCGGACGTGTACGGCAGGGAAAGCATCTATGATATGCGAGACGAACGCGACTGGGAGCATTTCAAGCGCGAATTGGAAAAGGGTAACGACTACCTGGAATACTACAAAAAGATTCAAAACAACGGACGTTTGCTGTCTGTCAGCCAGGGCAACTACATCGGTTCTATTGCCCCGTATGGATACAAAAAAATCAAGGTGAAGGAAGGCAAGCGGGAATGCCCAACGCTTGAAATCAATCCACACGAGGCAGATGTTGTCCGCATGATCTTTGATATGTACGTCAATCAAGACCTCGGCTGCACAACCATTGCATACCGCCTTGATGAACTTGGCATCAAGCCTCCCAAGGGCGAAAAGTGGTCTATGCCATCCATCAAAGAGATGCTTGAAAATGAACATTACATCGGCAAGGTGAAATGGAATCACCGCAAAACCGTTACCATCGTTGAGGATGGCGAAATCAGAAAGACCCAACCCAAGGCCAAGATAGGCGAATACCTTGTCTATGACGGCAAACATGAGGCGATTATCTCCGATGAACTGTTCCGGGCAGCGCAGGAAAAGAAAGGCCGCAACCCGCGCAAAAAGGCAAAGACAAAAATCCGCAATCCGCTTGCAGGGCTTTTGTGGTGTCAATGTGGCAGAGCAATGTCCCTCCGCACCTACAAGAAGAATGGTGCAGAACGTTCCGCGCCACGTTTGCTGTGTGATGGGCAGAACTATTGCAAAACCACTTCCTGCCTGTATGAGGAAATGGAGAAAAAAGTCGCTGACGTGTTGAGACAATGCATCGCTGACTTTGAAATCCGCATTCAGAATGACGATGGGGATTCTCGCAAGCTGCACGCCAACCTGATCAAACGTCTTGAAGCCAAACGCATAGAACTGGACGAAAAGGAAATTGCCCAATGGGAAGCACAAGCCGATCCTGACCCAGCCAAGCGGATGCCTGACCATGTGTTCCAAATCCTGAACGCAAAACTCTTGAAAGAAAAAGAAGAAGTCAGACAGGCTCTTTGCAAGGCTTACGAATCCATGCCTGAACCCGTTGACTATGTGGAAAAGAAACGCAGCTTCCAAGATGCCCTGGATGCCTTGTCCGACCCGGACGCATCCGTTGAAAAGAAAAACAAGCTGCTAAAGGCATGCATTGACCGCATGACATACAGCCGTGAGAAGTCAGTCAGAACAAAAAGCCAGCAAGAACGGTATTATGATCCCGTGCAGAAAAGGACGCGCTACCGCTCTCCATTGAACACAGGCGGCAACTGGACGCAAACCCCCATCGAGCTTGATGTGAAGTTAAAGGTTTGATTTTTTCGGCCTTTGACTTCCATCATGTATGCGCCGATTCATCCGCTCATTAATGATGGATATAAATAAACCAACAAAAAAGAGCCGGAGGCGTAATGCCCCCGGCTTTCCTATTAGCTATGCGCTTCTTCATTCAGATACTTCTCAATCTTGTGAATGGCTTCCGTTACCGGGCCATTGCACCCCTGTTCACTCAGACCTTTCAAACAGGCGAGAACTCCATATACAAGCAACTTCTGTTCCGTCTTGATGCTTGCCATGTCATCCTCGTGGTGCTGCCGGATTTCCTTAATATCCTTGTCCTGTCTACCTTGCTTGTCAACCCATCGAACCACTTTGGAGAAGTATGTAACAAGCGCGACAATCGCGCCAATGACCGTAGATGCCGTGATGATGGTTTGCCAAGTTAGAGTGATCTGCATATGAATCAAGCCCTCTTTTCGTGTTTTATACTCCGATGACATATCGCAGGACGAACCCTGCATTGTTGTATATAATCCCGCTTGTTCCTGTGCCGGATTGACCGTTCACATCGTTGCCGCCTATTTTATCATCGTGAATGTACAGATATTTAGTTGCCATGAGCGAGAAAAGGCCGTCATTCGTCATCATGAACGAATGGCCTGTGCCGGGATGCCGCCTGACCCACTCTTTGGAAACAAAGAACTCATTCCAATGATAATCCTGCGCTGCTCCACCAGAATAGCGACTGAACACAAGCACGATCCCGTTTGGCTGCTGACTGACCTTCTCAGACAGGGCAATGGTGTGGGTAGCCGTCATGTAATACCCGCCAGACCAAAGCACTTTCCCTCTGCCACCATGCACCCTGTACCAGTTGCCCCATGCGCTTTGATAATAGCTGCGTTCGTAGATTTCCCCGTCATCCTTTGACAGCCTGTGAGCAATCTGAACCTTGCCCATGCCGTCACCTTCGACAAACACATACACACCGCCAGTTGCATTTGCTGACCAAGGTTTGTTCAGTAAAGTGGTGCTGACCGCCGTATTTGGAATGGCATAATAGCCCGGCTCAAGAAGGTCATTCAAGTCCTGACCGCTCTGAAGGTATATCGGGGAAGAAGGCGTTTCTGCATGGCTGAATTGTGTCGGCAAAGCAAATTCCACGCCTTCTGTCAACTCAGACACCTTTCCGAACGCTACGCCACGCCCGGAAGCATTGAAGTCAAGCAACGTGAAGGCCGTGGGAATCTCCGTCTGGCCGCGAATCGTGGTGAAGCTGTCCGTGATGGATAGCCGCAAGTCATAGCTTGTGTCCACGTCAAAAGCCCCATTCGTACTGATGATGGACGTGTTGACTGCATATCCTGTGCCATTTGTCAAGGCCGTCCATGTCGTGCCGCTTTGGGGCTTATATTCAATGACGTAGGTGTTTGCATTCTTACTGTTGACGGATGCAATCGTGTAGTTGAAAGCAACCTTGACAAATGTCCCTTCGTAGTTCTCCGTTCCATCAGCCAAACAACGGGCAACCGTGAAATTGGCAATCTTCGGAGCGGAGTAGGCAACAACCGTCCAGGTTTTTGTGAATGTCGCAGTCCTGCCACGACTATCTGTAATCGTAATGACAGCAGATGCCGTACCACTCTTTGTGATCGTGGAAGTGGTAGGTGTTGCTCCTGTGTAGGTCTTGCCCTCAAAGACTGTCTTGTATGCCGTGATGGTAGACCCCAGGTTGCCAACAGCCGTGATGGTGAACTTCGCCTTTGACTTGTTCTGCACCATGTTCCCGAATGTTGCCTGATAGGTGGTCGTATCAGCCACAGCAACGGAGGAAAAGGACGGAACAACGGTTGAAGGCACAGTCAGAGTGAAATTCTTGCTGACCGCAGAACCTATCTTCGTTGAGCCGGAATAGGTCGTGACAGTAACCTTCGCTGTGCCGCTGGTTGCTGACGGGATTGCATTCAGCCAGGAGGTCGGGATTGCGTAGCTGGTTGACGTACCGACTCCCGTTGTGGACTTTGAGTATGTACCAAACGAGAAAACCACCGTGTGCGTGAAGCTGGAAGATGCCCTTGTGATATTCACCGTGACCGTATTCGTACCATTGACAGCCACAGAGGAAGTCACACTGGAAATGGTGCTTGCCCTTGCAATGGTGTTGAATACACCGTTGCCAGAGGCCGTGACATTGCCGTAGTACGTCCCGGATAGCGTGACATTGATGCCAGCCGTTGCGGAGAACGCACAGGTCTTCGTGCCATCCGCAGCATGGGAAATCGTGACCGTCTTTTTGAAGATTTCCTTCGTCTGACTACCACTCAATGCCGCTGTAAACGTGAAACTGTATTTCGTCCCATTGATGGTCAGGCTGCCGGATTTGCTTGCGCTGGAGTTGATGGTGTAGCTCGACCCCGTGGACACAAGCTGAACCTTCGCCGTTACCGTGGATGTGTTATTTGCCACCGACTGGCTGTCTACCGCCCATGCAATCTGCAAGCGATAGCCCGTCCGAATTGCTTCCTGTATCGTTCCTGATGCTGCCATGTACTGACCCCCTTTCAAGGGTCAGAGTGCCTATCATTCCTTATAGGTGTTTGAAACTGAGATTCCCGTTCGTTCGGTGCATATATGCGAAATTACCTATCTGCAAACTGTGCAGGAAAGATGCATCGGTGACATGCAGCTTTCTGTCACTAAAATAGGCAACCTCCGCGCCATCCTGCATGAAGGAAATGCGGTTATTTGAGATTTGCAGTTCCAACTCATTCCCCACTTCTCCCAGCAGGATCATCCCATCCACAAAGCGGATGTACTTGCGGATTTCCTCAAACTCCGCATCCGTTCCAGCCGCAACAGCCGCAATGTCTGCGCTGAACTGCTCAAACTGGATGTCGAAGCTGCCCTTTGTCAGGCTCAGTTGTGTGCTGACTTCCGACACAAGGGCTTCCGCATCTTCTTTCAGCGTGTAGCTTTCCGCAACCTTCGCCGTGATGTCCTCCGCGCTTTTTGTAAGGGACGATTCAATGTTTTGTTCCAGGTTGTACACGATCTCGGTTGCATCATTCACCGTCACCCATGTTGCCGTTTCAGCCTCATACCGCTTCAATACAGGCGGTTCTGCGCTGATGTCCAGCCACATATAGGTTGTTGCTGACGGGGCTGTTGCGCTCTGTACAACCGTGTGCAGAAGGGCGTTTGTGGCCTTGTTATAGGCCGCTTTTGCCGCCTCATAACTGCTGGACAGGGATACAGGTGAGTACACGAACGTCCCGTCACTGAAGACCGTGCAGTCTACCGTGTACAGGCTTGTGGTGCTGCCGTCCGTGTATCCCGGTTCTGTATCGTCCCAGGTGTTAGCAGGAGGAAACGTGGTGGGCTTTGAAGGGATTGCCGCCGTGGAAGATTGGAGCAGATAATACCGATATGTTGCTGCCACATCGACAACGCTTGATAGCGTAATCTGCCCCGCTGCCTTAACAGCCATGTGTCATCCCTCCAACTGTGCAACGTAGCTTGCCCTGTGGCTCACATCTCCTGCATCAATAGTAAGGGTTGCACCAGTACCGACAGCCGTTTCTCCACCATCCTTGTACCACTTGATTGTGCCAAGAGCCGTAACCTGAGCCGCAGTCAATTCTGCACCAGCCCGGTATACATGGGCAGTCAACACCGTTTCAATGGCGGAGTTCTTGAAAATCGTGCCGTTGCTGGACGTGATTGTCAGCGTGATTGCATCCGCACCGGGATTGCCCGTTGCACCAGTTGCGCCAGTCGCACCCATGAAGGCAATCGTGAATGTGAATTCCTTCGTGATAGTGATGTCCCCAATATGGACGGGAATCTTGATGACACCGCCACTCGTCACGGATGTAGTGACAGAAATAGTGAGAGTCGGGGACGTGGTGTTGCTGTCAGAGGAAACCGTGACACCCGCAGGCTTCGTGATTTCCGATACCGTCACACTGCAAGGGATCTGTGAAGAACCCTGCATGGCAATGATCTGAGTCGTGGTCGCACCAGCTTTGGCAGCATTGGTCGTACCAGGGAAGGCATGGGTTTCGGAGGTCAGGATAACGGAATAAGCATCCGTTACGTCAACGATAGAAATCTGGTCAACCGACTTGATAGCCATAGAAACTCTCCTTTCTTCATTATCATTCCGAGACAAGTTGGCATTTGAAAACAACCTTTGTGTCTACGTCGCTCGGTGCCAGCGACAAAGCAAATCCTTCGTTCGATATTCTGCTGTCCGTTGTCAATATCGTCCCGAAGGTCGCTTCCCCCATACGCTGCCATTGCCATTCAAGATAGGCGTTGCTCCCGAACTCAGCCCTCATAGCGGCCGCATCCGTGATCGTTTTGCCTCCCTTGAAAATGACAACATTCAGAACAGTCGAAACTTCGCTGTTCTTGAACACAGTCCCCCTGCTGGAATCAATCCGCAAGGTGACAGCATCCTCTCCGTTCTTGCCATCCTTTCCGGTGATGGCTGTGATCTTGCTTGTTGATGCCGTGAAGGTATCCAGCACCCCGCCCAGCGTCAAGTGATTCGATGCCGGGTCAAGCAATTTGATGGATAGCTTGCTGACCGTGAAAAGTTGGTCAATGCCGTGGGGATTGCTTTTCACTTGAACCTTTGTGCCAATGTGAAAGGACGTAATGTCCTGCCCCAGCGTTGCCATATCAGCCGCCGTCAACTCAATGGTTTCAGGCAACTTGACAAGTCCTGCAAGGTATGCTTTGCCTTTCGTCAGCAGATTGTTTGCATCGGTCACATCGTCAAATATGACCGTCTTGACAATCAGGCCGAATTGTGCTTTCGCATCTTCATCCACAATGTAGTCAAGCCCAGCATTGACCTCTGCAATGGTCAGGCGTTCGTCCGTGTCTTTACCGTCTGCATCCTTCAGTTTCGCGCCCAGTGGGATGACCGCTGTTGCAATGTCCGCGCCCTTCCGAATGCGTTTCAAGTCCAGCAGATTCTTGCCGAATTCGATTTTTTGCGGAGCAAGCAGTGTGAAGTCTTGCAAATAGTCAATGTAATGCGCATCGCCTTCATGCCTGATTTGCAGATACCCGCCAAGCAGTTTGACCAGCTTGTCCTGCATTTCAGTCCATGTGTCGGTGTAGTCGATGTTTGACCGCACGATGTAGTCATTTGCGTCTGCAACCGTCACCTTGCCCAGCGTAAACCGCTTATCCGCATCCACTTGACTGTTGTGACTGTCCAGCAGCACAGCCAAGTATTCCGGGATACTGCCGGAAAAGTCATAGGGTCGCATGATACTGTCAAGCAAAAAGGCCATCTCCCCTTCACAGGTGACAGCCTTCTCATTATGCCAGCCTATTTCATCGTCAAGCACCCTTCCACGGAACAGCAGGTAATCGTCCTGATATACCGTGATGATGCTTTTCATCTTGTGAATCAGGCCATAATACGGATGGTTTGAAGGCACTGTGAATGTGAACGACCCGGTTTTGTTGACCTCCAATTCCACAGACGGATTGAACAACACAAGGTTTTCAAGTTTGCTGTGATACAGAAGCATGCTGTCACAATACACCCGGTACGTCATAGCACCGCCTCCTGCCATGTGAACGTGATCGTTCCTGTGCCTGTAACAGTGACAAGGTTCTCACCCTCCACAAGTTCCAATTCAGGAATAGTGAATGTCCCTGCCCGGTTCGTCCATATCCCTTCCCCGAAGGAAATTGTCATGTCCGACGTGGTGGTGATGGTCGGCACAGCACGTTTCCGCGCATTTGTCAAGATAATGGTCTGAGTGCCGTCAATTGTGACCGACATTATTGTCGGTTGCATCTTGTACTTGTACGGTTCACAGTCGCACTCAATGCTGATCCTGCCGATGGTCACTTCATTCTTGTAGGCCGATACAAAGCACCTGCCCACATAGAAGAAGGAAGGATCGTTGTCCAGCACAATCCTTCCCTTCTTCCCATGTATCTTGTTCTTGATGTCCGTAAACTGTGAGAGTTGTTCATTCCAGGGCTGAATGCTTTCAAAATCAAATCGGTGCTGCGCATTCGTGTATTTGGGTTCACCAAAGAAATCCGTGTAATCCAGTTCACCGTCTGCCCCTTCAATGTCGATGGTTTGCCGCTTGACTTCCGGCGAACCGATCTCCTTTCCAGTCAGCAGAATGTGAAGGTCACGGTAGGAGTGAAACCCAAGGAATGAAACCCCCTTCATATTTATCCCTCCAGCGCACTAACACGCGCTTCAAGGTCGTCCAAGTAAATGCCGTTTATTGCACCGCTGACTGACAAATCACCGTCCACACTTCCCGCGCCATGCACTGCAAGGTTTGTGCAATGCGCAGTGCCGCTAACAGACAATGAAGAAACTGCAACGTTATCCAAATCTGCAATCGCCGCTTGCAGATTTTCCGCTTTCAGCAGTCCTTCAATTTCCGTTTCTAATGCTTTAATCGTCACATAATCGGCTTGCAGTAAGATAAGACCATTCACTTTATCTACAACGATTCGCAATGAATCGTCCGTCTCCGTCAGCCACTTGTGCATGTGATCCATGCTTGACTTGTTCTTCCTTGTTGCACTCGCGTTTCTGTCCGTCAGCGTTTCCATAGGAAGGCCAAAGGTGTACTCAGACTTCTCCGGGTTTTCAATGTCCAGGTCAATCTTCGTACATACATCTTCCTTGTCCAGCCTATGCGGGGCGGAAACAAGTTTCACCGTATCGCCAAGCCTGATGCCGTCCACATCCGCTCCAACAGCGTGGAGGTCAACCGCTTTGATGGTCAGCGTTGTTTCTGCTGCCATCCGTTCCATGTGTTTCTGACCCAATTCAAGCAGTTCTTCCGGGTCTTCTACTTCGTCCCATGTATAGGTCTTGACAACTCGCCCATACTTTGCTATCAGCGCAGCATCCTCGATGTAATCCTTGCCGCCGTTCGCCTTCGCAATGCTTGTGTATTTTCCTTTTTTCGATCTGCCCAGCGGAATCAGTACAGAACAAACATCCATTGCATTGACATTGGTTTCAATATCCACAAGATTCACACCGAAATTGATTTCCTGTGAACATGTCTGATTGAACTTGTCCACATAATCAAGATAGCGAACACCATCTTCCCAGCGCACACGCAGATAGCCGTTGAACTCATTCAGCAGAAGCGACTTGATCTCTTCCAGCGTATTTGCGTAATTCTCGCTTTCAATCTTGACAGTATCCTCATCCGTCAGCGCAGTTATCAGCCCCACCGTGAATCGTTTGCTTTCCTCCACGTCTGCATTGTGGTTTTCAATCAGCATGGGAAGGTATTCTTTCGCGCTGCCATCGTACTTGTAAGGCCGCTGCATGCTGTCCAGCAGATAGGCCAATTCGCCCTCGCAGTGAACCTTCTTCTGATTGTAAAGGTCTGTCTCCGTTTCCAGAACACGACCACGGAAAATCACTTCATCATCCTGTTCAATGGTGACAACGGTTTTTAGTTTATGCAAACCATCATACATCACGTTACCCGGAAGCATCGTGAATGTCAGTGTTCCTGCCTTGTTTAACTCGTACTTTGCCTTGGGATACAGTACATGCAGTGCCATATCATCAGAGGAAGGGTCGTAAAAAACGACCCCATCCGCTTTCATTTTGTACATTACAGCATCGCCGTCCCTTCATAGGTTTTCTTGAAAGGCTCAACCTCTGCCGTCATCTTGACCATGACAGTCTTATCATTGACGCGCTCAGGATCACCAACCGTCACTCGCCCTTTGTAGTAGTGCATCGGGTCATCGTCAAGAGCGATTTCCTTCATCTGCCCGTGCAATTCCGAAAGAATGTCACTATAAACGGCAGACCAGTCTTCCCGGCCTGCCGTTGTGATGAACTCCAATTCGATTTTCCTGTTCTTGTACTGCACCTTTCCTGTCAGCGCCTCTGTCAAATCCATTGCACCATGCGCTCCTGGAATGTCCACATAATGCGTTTTCGGTTCAGGTGTACTGATTGCAGGAGGTTTCGTCAGCATCAAGCCCCAATCCCAATAGGAATGCTTGTTGTCAAATGTAATGCCTCGCATCTAATCACCCCCTCGAACTCAACTCATTTTGCCAGCCAAGCTGTAAGTTAATCTGAGGCATCAGCGATCCGACAAGCGTACCATCTTGCAGTTTTACATCACCCGTGGTGACATATCCGGTGATGGTGATATTACCAACGCCTTCAGACACACCTTCTTTTGCCGCTGCCGTTACATCAGTTTTCAATGTGGAAAGCTGTTGCAGAAGCGAACCAAACAAGGACATACTTCCGTTGTTTCCACCAACTCCGTCTGTGTCTAAGTTGTTCAGTTGCCAAAGGGGAGTCTGATATTTATTGTCGGTTTCATCCTCGGCAGGATCTTCAATCACAGACGGGTCTACGTTAAGTCCTGGAAACAAATCGTGCATAAACTGAACTAAAGGTGCACCTACATGATAGGTAAACCAATCCGTACCAGTAAGTTCATCTGTTGTCCCATTTTTCACAGCCTCTTTAATCTCCGGGTCTTTATTCACATACTGTCCTACTGGTGAACCTTCTTCTATTTGCTTTTTTGCATCCGTATACGCATCAAACGCACCAGTGGCAATCAAAGCCGTGCCTGCCGCAGGATGTCCGATATACAGCGCGATGCCGCCAAGTAGTACAAGCAAAGAGTCGAATGCCGCACGATTATCATTCCACCAACCAAGCAACCCTTGCAAACTGCCAAGAAAGACATCCAACCCGCCTGTCGCAAAATTGCTAAATGCTTCACCAAGATTCTTTAAGGCTTCCGGGTTTTCTGTTGCCCACTTGTCGAGCTTCTCCATGATCTCGCTGATTGCAGGAATCGTTTGAGTTGCAAACGTTTCAAAAACGCCACCTGTAAATGCGCCAGCAGCCTTTTGGTATGCGTCCTGCATACGCTGTGCCTGACCAGTCGCAGTATTCATCATGGCATCCATTCTGCCGTAATAAAAGCCGCCATCTTGCAATGCAGCATGTTTCATCGCCGCCATGAATTCCTCAGATGTTGCCATGATGGTAGGGTTTATCGTTCCCAAGCTCGATACATCATCTGATTCCCATACATCTTGACCGTCACGGTCGATAAAGGAAAAATAGTCAGCAAGAATCTGCCAAACATCAACTCCTCGTTCTGCGAACTGTTGGTTAGCTTCTTCCGCCTGGACTTTTCCCTTCGTCATAACCTGCATGATGCCCTTTGCAATGCTGCCAAATGCTGCGTTTTCGCCGTTTGACACATTGCCGATGATCGTAAGCAAATCAATAATATCTGTTGATTCTCTTATCTTTTTATTGCCAATCAGCATAATTGCGTTTGACATAACTTCATCCATAGAGTAGGGCGTGTCAATAGCAAACTGATGTAATTTGTTCAAAAATGCATCCGCCCCTGCGAAATCGAGACTCAGCATGTTTTGCAACTGGTTTCGCCACAAATCCATGTTCGCGTTGAACTCGTAGCCCGTCTGCAAGAAGCTCTTGCCAGCGTCATACACTTTGTTTGCTGCCTGTGTTGCCAGGTTGCCCATCATGACGCTCCATTTGGTCAAAGTGCTGGTGCCTTTTTCAGTTGCATCCTTTGTAGCCGTTTCAACTGCTTGCCCGGTTGTTTGAGTTGTAGTTTGAGTGCCATTCAACAGCGCGTCCAATTCTTGAACTTCTGTCATGACGGTATTGATGTTGTTCAATGCGTCTTGAATTTCAATCGTGATTTTACCAACAAGCGTAAATATATCCATGTTCCCACCGCCTTTCTTCCCCTCTTGACAAAAACCGATTTTTATGCATCATATAGGTATCACGATATAGGAGGTTGCCAACATGAAAAAGTTGTGTCCCTTTGTTTCGTTCCTTCTCACTCTCCTGCTTGTTTTCCATTGCGTTGCATCGGCTGAATCGGCAATGGATGAATACACCCAAATTATCGAAAATTGCCTTGCTGAAGGTATGACAATAGAAGAAATCGCAGTCTTTAGCCATCAGGCCAGCGCAGAAGTTATTTCTGGTTACAGCGACAATTATCTAAAAGTTCTCATTGCCATTATGCAGTTAGAACTTAGAAGCCGTGGCAATGTGCAAGGTGAAGTTGTAGTGCCCATGGGTGAATACGTTGTCGGTGTAGACATTCCGGCAGGAACATACACCGTCACAGCAGGACAGAGGTATTGCAGTTTGGAAATCTACACAAACGGGAAACTTGTTCACGACTTCGATATGCTTTCCGGTGGCTCGGTTGGAAAAGTAACGCTAAAAAACAATCAAGTTGTCTGCGTTGAATACGACAGCATGACTTTCGCACCATACAAGGGCTTAGGTTTCTAACTGAAAGGGACGGCGATTTGCCGTCCCTTTTCTTTACCTCACATTGCCCCTTCTAACATGTTCCCACCTGTCAGCCAGCCCAGTATCAACAGCAGGAAGCAACGCCCCCACCATCGCCCCGGAATCAAGCTGAACCATTTTCGGCATGTTCCTCCGCAGGAATTCAAGCAAGAGCCTGTTCTGCTCCATGATGATCTGCCCGATATTCCCTGTCTCATTGCGCACAGCAGTAGAAACATAGTCCATCATCTTTGCCACAGGAAGCACCGCTTCTGCACCAGCCTCACCCACGCCCTGCAAGCCATTCCGGGTATTGAAGATGGTGGGCTTTGTGAAAATCGCGCCTTCAGCATTCCACTTCACGTCAAAGGAAGGCATTTTGCCTTTTCCAGCGATGCCGTAAGGAGCTTTGCCGCCGCTGACAGAAATCTTCGGTATCTTCAGATTGGAGAAAATCTTGCCGATTTTCAGCGGGAAGAATCCCTTGATCTTGTCCACGACTTTGCCCACCGATTTCCCTGCCGATTCGATCTTGTCCGAAATGGATTTGCGAATATCCTCAAACCACTTCTTCACCTTCCCGGCAGCATCTTTCAGGTCGTTGAACTTGTTTTTAATGCCCGTAATCGCAGTTGAACAGGCAGATTTGAGCTTGTTCCACAAATCAATCCAGAACTGTCTGAATCCCTTATTGTTGTTCCACAAATAGATGAATCCTGCCACCAGTCCAGCCAACAGGGAAATCACAAGCCCAATCGGATTCGCCCTCAGAGCCGCATTGAACAGGATCACCGCCGCGCGGGTTGCCATGATCGCTGTTTTCGCAGCCGCCATGATCTTGCCCCAATTCATGATGAGTAGAAAAGACCCAGTGCTGACAGTAACAGCGATGATAGCCGCCTTCCATTTGTCCACGGTATCCTTGTTGTCAGCTATCCACTTCTTCATGTCCTTGACCTTGTTGACAAGATTCTGAATGTGTGGTATAGCCGCCTCCGCCATGCCCGCAACCTTGTTTTTGATTGCCGTGAGGATGGGTTCACCAACACGGCCCAATTCAGCCATTGCATCCGTGAGCCGCTCCTGGGCTTTTCGGGCCTCCATCACGTCCTTGTTTGTGGCCTGGTATTGCGTTGCCGCTTCCCCGTAGGTATCCTTCAAGGTCTTCATGATGAGGTCTTGCCGTTCTTCCTCATTGGAGCATTTTTCAAGTTTTTTGTTGAAATCCTCCACGGAAATTCCAGCCCATTCCAATCCGTCTGCGAGGCTGCCCTGCACCTCTCCGAGGGCACTTGTGTGCCCGATTGCCTCGTACAACCCCTCAAGGGGAAGGCTTGCGCCGTAACTGGCGAAAATCCCTGTGCCAATTTTCGTCAGCTCGTTCATTTCCTTTTCGTTGTCAGCAATCAGGGCAATGTGCTGTGCCGCTTCCACAGCCTGCTCCGTGTCACCCAGCACCGCATTCAGTTCTGAATAGGTGCTTTTAGCCTCCGCAGAGGAATGCCCAGCGGATTGAAACGCGCTGTCAAGCAAGCCCATCTGCGCACGGTATTCCCTCGTTCCTTCCGTTACAGCAAGCATCGCACCACCAATAGCCGCACCGACAACGCCCATGCCCCGCATGATCCCCGCTGCCGCCGTACCTATCTTATTGAAATGCGATTCAACTTCCTGCGTTGTCATGCCAGCCCTTCTTGCAATGTCATCAAGGGTTCTGTTCGCCCTCGTCCCGTCAATCGCTATCTCCCCGAACAGACGAAATAGATTCATCCTGCTCACCTCCGCCATCTGGACGGAAAGAGGCCATGATATTCATCGTCTCATTCAAAATGTCCAGAGTATCTTGTCGCGTTGGTGCTGCATTATGTTGTTTATCATTCAGGGACTCGCGGAATTCTTTCCAGGATCGTTCCCAATCCTTATGTAACCACCATTCCCACAGGGCTTTTTCTTCCAGTTCCTCATTGACCGTCTTGATAATCTCGCTCACGAATCTGTAAAGCTGACCCGTCATCAGCATATTGTCCAGCAGTTCCATTGGGTTTGCATACCGCTGATACAATACGTCAAAGAACTTTACATCATCCGCTTGACAGATTCGTAAGCCTGCTTGAAAAAATCCACGAAATTCTCATCCTTGACAACAGTCATGAACATGTCAAGATATTCAACCGCGCCCTTTTCCTTGATCTCCTCTTCAGGCATGTCGTACAGCTTGGAAAGCAGTCTGCAAATACTGCCCTCGCAGAATTCAAGCCGTTCAAGTACCACATCAATCACGCCAAGGAAAATGAGCTGACCCAGCATTTCCGCATTCTCTGAACTGGTATTTTCGCGGGCTTCCTTCACGTCCGGCGCGTCCCAGCAGCGCATCAGATTCTTTACACCCAGCTTGCCAATGATGCTCGTCATCAGGAAAATATCCGTTCCCTTCAAAGGGCGGGGAGTACGCTTGTTTTCAACTTCACTCATCTTCTTTGTCCCTCCTATTCAAAGAAAAGGGCAGGAGAAATCCCCTGCCCTTGATTCGTTACGCCGTAGCCTTCGGATAGTAAATCTTCCAGGGCAGCTTGTTCAGGTTCACGTCATTGATGCTTGCATGGCATTCAAAGGTGTACTTGTTCACGCCGCTTTCCTCGTTCTTGCCCTCGTTCTCCATGCCGGAGGAACACAGGGGATTGCCCATGATGATGATAATGTTCTTGCCCTTCAGGGTCTTGCCCACAAAGGCAATGTTCTCCCAGAAGTGTTCAGGCAGCACTTCGCCAGCAGACTCAATCAGATCATAGGTGGTGTCCTCAGAAGTGCCAGCCTTGCCCAGCGTAGAAGTCTGAATCAGATCCTTCGTTATCTCAATCATGTTGATTTCCATCTTGGCATCTTCGCCAATCTGGGTGGCGGTTTCCTTCAGCTTCGTACCCACGCCGTCAATAGGCGGATAGTACAACTTGGGGACAACAGACCACTTGTTGCCACCGGAAGTCGCGCCGATGCAAGATTCAGCGAGATTCCAGCCTTTATCCTTCTCGTACTTCAGATTCTTGTGAATCGTGCCAGCACCAAGAGGAATCTGCTCAGGAGTCTTGGCGGAAACGCCGTTCATGCCTTCCAACATCTCAATTCACCTTCCATTCTTGAATATTCAGATTGATTTTGATGGATTTCCAACCCGCAACGCCCGTAGGCACGACCATTGCAGAGTCATAGAAAATGGCAACCCCCGTCCCATCGTCAAGGATTGCCGTTGTAGAGATACCTTTTTCGATTTTCTCTTTGTAGGTTTCAAGGTTCAACCATGAGCCGCTTGTATAGCCGCGCAGGATGAACGTGGTTTTCTGATGCCCGTTTTCCGTCCGCGTAGGGGATGGATTTTCGATGTACTGCCCCACGAAATAGTCATCAGGCGGATACTCTGCCCATTCCATGAAGGAATAAGGGAGGCCCAGGCTCAGAATTCGATTGTTGACAAATTCAAGCGTTGCAGCCCTCATCAGGCAAGTCCCTCCCTTTGCAGTCTTTCAAAATTCGCAACCACACTCGGCTTGGTTTGGATGAACGCATTTTCCAGCGTGTAGGAAGGATCGCGACCATTGGATGCAATGGCATTAGAGCCGTACCTTTCGTGAATGTAAGCAGCCGCGCTTTTCGCATCCGCTTCCGTCGCGTAATGAGTGCTTTCCGGGCCATCATACGGTTCACCCTCATTGTAGACCCACCAATCCTGACGGCCTTGCTTGCCGCCATTCTTGCGTGTATCTGCATGAGAACCTGTGCCGTATTCCTCCCAGTATCCCTCTTCCTTTGTCGTGCCAACGTAGCACACGCCAGCCGCTTCGTCTACTTCGCTCTTGTAGGAACCTCGCAGGGCTTGTCCTGCATCGCCATCCAACTGAACGTGACGGTTCGCATGGGCAGCAACCTCAAAACCAGCTTCTTTCAAGCCTTGAATAGCAGCTTGCGTCAGCTTTGCCTTGACCTGATAGCTGTTGTCAATGAATTGTACAGCCATATTACCGCCCCCCGGTGTATTTCAGGTAGATTTCCCACTGTGAGCCTTCTTCCAGTTCCATTGGATTGTCCAGGAGCATGATGTCATACACCTTCCCATTGACAACCATACGGCTGTTCTCAGCCGTGATTCGACTGTCCAGCGGTACATAATCGCCAATGAAGATGTGGGTTGACTCCTGAATCTTGGCATGGAAGCTGGAATAGCTCGACTTGCCAGCCGCAAGGTCAAGCCAGCCGCGCAAGGTCTGCACGTCTGCCCATTCCTGCACCTGTTCGCCAATGGCATTGCGAGTGGTGGTGCTGACCTGAATGATGGCCTTCATGTTTCCACAAATGCCTCTCATTTGCCGATGCCCCCTCCGAATCTGGCTTTCATATACGGTTTGAGGAACTGCACCAGCGATGCCGGATAACCCAGCGCGGAATTCCATTCATCCAGGTTGATGTAGTTGACCGTGTGGCGGGAGATGGTTTCAGACTGGATACCAGCCTTCGTCCTGTTTTCAAGCTCCCACGTCATCATGTTGACAACACCCATCTTCACATCAGCCGGATAGCGAACCAGCGTAATGTAGCAATCAATATCGTCACGGGTCTTCTCATTCACCATGAAGGTAGTGTCATCCGTGACTTTCTGCACCGTGTACAGGCCATCATTCTTCGCGCTGCCGCTGATCTGGATGGTATCTCCAGCCTCATACGGAATGAGTGCTTCCGACATGAAAACACCAGCTACCACATCCGCCACAATACCCGTGCCGCGCACCTGGAAATTGTTGTGCGTGTAACCGCGAATCTGCTGTTCAATGCCTGCCAGTTTGGCTTCCAGGCATTCATCCGTTTCGTCCGTCTGGATAAACTTTCTCAGTTCCTCAACCGTCATAATCATGCCAGCACGTCCTTAATGGCCTTGATGATATCGGCCTTTTTTCTTGCATTGCCCAGCTTAATACCAACGGATTCTGCCGTGGCTTTAAGCTCATTCAGCGTCATTTCTTCCAGCCCGTCAATCCTCACAGGCTCTTCCTGGGACGGTTCTTCCTCCTGCTCCGTCTTCACAGGCTCTTCCTGCTTGCCGATGCTGTCCAGCGAGTGAGGATACTTCGCCCTCAGAGAAAGCAACGAAAGGGTCTGTGTGGGAACGGAAGCCAGTTTGACTTCCGCCCCCACCGTATAACCCTTTCCCTCATCGCGGAAAGCATAGGTTTTTCCGTTATGGAGCAAGTAAGGAAGACCGTCAGCAATTACAAATCGCATCATGGTCTTCTCTCCTTTTATCGACCATCACCCGACAAGTCGGGCGGTGGCTACACTCGGTCAACGCTTGCGTTGACTCTCGTTAGTCGGCTTTGCCGACCTCATTTTAGCCGTTGGTCTTAATCAGACCCATCTTGATGTTCTTGGGGTTGAACTTCAGCGCCCAGTTGGCCTTGTTGCCCAGTTCCGCAAAGGTCGGAGACTCGTTCACAACGTTGTCAGCCGCGAAGGACAGACCGTTGGGATGCAGCACACAGCCCTGCTTGGTGTACAGCTACTCAATACCAGGCTTGGATTCGGGATCGTAATCCACATAGTA